GAGGCTGACCGCCGCCAGTGGGAGGACCGGGAGGAGCGCCACCGGGCGGGGGCTGGTCTTGCCCCATCTCGGGATCGTCGTCGGTTACGTCGCCTGCCATCTGCTTTACCCGGAGGCCGCCCCCGCGTCGGGGGCTAATCTGCTAGCGGGGACGGTCATCCCGTGCGGTGTCTGCCCCAAGGGGGTAAGGGGCCGGGACGGCGGGAAGCTAGAATTTATTGGAGCGTCCGTCCAGCGCCCCCGGCTTTCTTCCGACTGCCGCCGCCCGCGCCGCCCGCTTTGAGGCCCAAAACCGCCTTCATCAAATCTTCGGACTTTTCCTCCTTCGCCTGCGCGGCTTGGGCTTTCTGCCGCTGCTTCAAGCGGGCCAAAAGCAGCTCGGCGCCGGGCGGGTGGAGCATGTGGATCAGATCCTCGGCGTCGATCGCTCCCGCTCTAGCGAGCGCAATAGCCACCTGACGATTGTCCTCCGCGAAGGCGGGTGACGCCGAGTGGCTGTCGACGGTGACTTGGAAATTGCCCGGAAGCTGGGAGAGGAGAAATTCAATCTGGGTGTCGGCTGTGGTGTAGATGAGGGCGTCCATGGCTTGCATGATGCGGAGCGCCAGCCACCCACAATCGGCGAGCTGCCGTTCGAGCGTCGCGGCTTGCTTGATGAGGTGGGGGGACGAAGTTCTAACCAGAGTTTGAGCATGGACGCCAGCTCGGACGCCCGGCTCTCCCGATCCAGACATGATAGGCGAGAACCCAGATGCTTCATCAAACAGTTTGAAAATAAATTCGAGTTCTTCCAGGTAGTTTTCCGGCGGCGGGTCCAGTAGTTTCGACGCTTTTGCGTTAGGGTTTGGATCGTTAATGAAACCTCCCTCGTTGACAATCTTAAAGTATTGTTCCTCGGTGACGCTGGTAAACCCTGAGAATACTTGTGGTGCGTTGACATTGCGGTCCCACATTACTTTGATGTCGCGCATCCGCTTGTTGAGCATGTCCTGCAACATCTGAACGTCGGCGATGATCGAGCGGCCCCAGAAATAGCCGGGCGTCGGCTGCGGCTGCACCTTGACGAAGCTCGATTTGCCGGGGACGCGCGACAGGTTGCGATGCGTCTCGTGGCCTTCGATGATGATGGGCTCGGCCCCGTAGATGACTTGGACCGTCGTCCAATCCTCGTCGCGCTCGCGGTCCTTGATCCACACTTCGCAGTGCTTGACGGTCGGGGCGAACGAGCGCTGTGGGCGCCACGGGGTGGGGACGGGAAAGACGTTGACGATCCCCGCTGCCGAAGAGGGGGCGTCGCCAACGTCGCCCAAGGGTTGCAGTCCGCCCACAACCATTTGGTGAAAATAGGTCGGCTCCTCCTCCTCGCGCATCGGCCCCGGCGCTTGCTCAAGCTTGGCCATGATTTCTTCGTAGCGCGGGTGTTCCAAGAGCATCGTGCGCAGCTTGGATTTGGTCGGATAGCTGACGTGGCAGAACGCCTCTTGCTCGTCGAGGGCGAGGGTCGTCTCGGAAAGCACGCCGAAATTCTGCGGATGCACGGGCGCGGTCTTGAAGGTTCCGCTGTCGCCGTCGGGCAGGACTTTGAGGATTTGACAGCCGTTCACGAGGCTCCAAACGACGGCCTCGGCGAAGGTGATGTCCGCGTCGGTCTGTCTGAAATCCATCGACAGCTTTTCGGCCACGAGCTGCGAGCGCTCAAGGATGCTGTCGTCTTCGCCGCTGTCGTAGATGAGCTGGAAGCGGACATCCGTCGGCTGCATGAGGAAACCGGCGAGCTTGTCGACGAAGGGCTTGGTTTTGTTATACAAAGCCGCTCGGTTATCCATAGAGCCCATATAATAATACTGCGCGGCTCTGGAATAGATCATGCCACGTTCTTCGGACGAAGCCATGCATTGATCGATCATTTCCCTAATCCAGAGCTGTAGGTCGCCCAGCTTGGAGGGAATTTTGAGAGCCACGGTGCTTCTTCCTGTCGGCGTGGTTACTCAGGCGCGTGTCGTATCGCATGTTGTCGAGGCGGTTGTTCGTTTCATCGCCGTCGCCGTGGCAAACCTCTAAACCGGGCGGACATTCGCCGACGAATGCCCGCATGACAAGCCCCGGCACTCTGTAGGTTTTATTGGCGAGGTTCACCTGTAGATGCCCGCCATGCGGATTGACCGACAGCTTTAGAACTCTCCCCCGCCTCCGAATGGGGACGAACTGCAACAGCCTTTTCTCGAAATTTATGCGGTCGATTGACCGGATGCGGCCAAGGTTTGAAGCCTCGTAGCCGGGGCAACCGGGGATTGGTTTCCAAACCTCAACGGTCGCATCTATGCTCTCGTCAGCCATAGCTCTGTCACCTCAGAGTTCGGGTTAGGCGTTGGCGGGTGAATGCAATCACTCGCTGACGCTGTACTTCACCAAACTTTTATAGCTCTCCTGCGCGATGCCTCGATCAAATCCGGTTGCGCCCCGCTGGCAAGATTGGCCTTGAGCATGTCGAGCCCGTCGAAGCCGCCGTTTTCGCGCCGGGTCTGCTTGCCGATCGCGGCGGCGGTTTCGACCGCGTTGGCGATCTGGCCGCCCCATGTCGCCTGCAACTGCGTCGCCGATTGATCCTTGTAGCGGACCTTCGGCACGCCGCCTTGCCGGTTGTCGAATTGGACGTTGGCGACCTTGTAGTCGTTGGCGATGATGTCCTCGGCCAGCCGGTGGGCCCTCATGCTGACTGAGCCGCCGATCGCGGGCGCCTTGAACTCCTGCCCCATGCGGGCGTCGCAGCTCTCGCACGACGGCGGCGGCGCGTCCCATTGCTCGGCCGACAGGACGACTTCCATCCGGTGGGAACAATCGGGACACATGTAGGTCCGCATGATCGGCATCAGAGTTCTTTCCCTCCGGTAGGAACCCGCTCAAGCCGGTCAATGAACTGGAATATCCGGTCCTCGCCCAGCTCAAGCCAAGCCGGATCGTTGTAGGCGTGAACGGCAAACGCCGCCTTGGCGTGATCGAGGTCGTTCGCGCCCTTGAGGCAGATTGGCCAGAGGATGTCGAGGTCGATCCGCCGCTGCCGGGCGCGCCACCACCCGACGATAAGATGCCAGACGCCCATCAGACGTAGCCCAGCAACCAGAGGATGAGGAAGATCACGAGGATCACGCCGACGATCCCCAAGCCGGGCGTGCCGTAGCCATAGCCGTATTGCCAGCTCGGATTGATCCTCGGCCCCAGCCCGCCGCCAAGCAGGATGACGACAAGCAGGATGAGGACGACAATGCCGAGTGGGCTTCTCACGGACGTCGGCCTATCCCGATCGGCGGCGCGACGATGCGCTCCTCAAGCTTTTCGACGCGCTCGATCAGAGCGACTTGGCTTTCAAAGATCGCGTCGATGCGCTCGCTGAGTGACTTCGGCTCCTCGATCACGGGGGAGGTCGTCGCGGCGTCGTCCTCGCCGGGCTCGGGCGGCTCGGGCTCGGGTTTTGGTTTCGGCTTCGGTTGCGTCGCCATCACATTCTCCCTCGGAGGTTTGGAAGGTTGACTGCCTGCCTTCCGTGTCTGACGCGATCTTTCGCGTTGTCGCTGCGAGTGCCGTACAAAATGTTGTTGCGTCGCACATTGAGATTGTCGCCATCCCAATGGCGCACTTCCTGCCCCGGTGGGCGGGGACCGATGAAGGCCAGCGCAACAAGCTGGTGAATGGGAACGCCCGGGTGCCCGCCTCCGAGTTTCACTCTCGGATAGCCGCCGTTGATTACGGGGACTAGGACGCGGCCCGGATAGCGACGAAAGGCGGGCCGATTAGTCGTCTCGCTGCGCGGATCGTAAATCAGGCGGTCGAGGCTTTGCACGCGGCCAAGATCGGAAACTTGGTAGCCGGGGAAGCCGGGAATGTCGCGCCATTCCTCAGTCAAAACACTTCCTTGCGGCGTCCTGCCTTCTGGTTGATCTTCTGGACGAAATCACTGAACGCGAACGATAGCACCGTCCCGGCATTTTGCGGAGGGGGATCACCTTTTATGCTGTCCCACGTTAATTTCCTAGCAACCAGCATGTCCCGGCGCATCTCGATCCACGTGTGATGCGCCAGCGTGACGGCGCTGACAAGATCGTCGTTCTCCCCGGTGTCAGGCCCCGCGCCCAGCCAGCCGTCGTCGAGGATGATCGCCTGCAATTGCTTGACCAGCCGGATCGACCGGATTTCAATTTCCTTGAGGTCGAGGCTGTCGCGCAGCGCGCTGTAAATCCCCGCCTTGTTGTCCTGATTGGTTTTCCAGTTGATGACGTTGCCCATGCCGCCCAGCGTGTCGGCGCGCTTGTATAGAAACCAGCGCACGGCCCCGATCATGTTGAGGATGCTGTCGGACCCGGCTTCGGCTTGGATGATGCCGCGCTGCGCGAGCTGGCGGAGGTTGCGCACTTCGGGCATGACCGCCGCGCCGACGCCGCTCACTTCGATGTTCGCCAGATGGTCGCGGTACGCCCCGGCGAGGTGGCAAAGCACCCAAGCGAATTGATAGGTGTAGGGCTTGTTCGATTGGAACTCGGCGACTTGCACCACGCGATCGGCGTAGCAGCGCAGGACTTGCAACGAGTGGTCGTTAGCGTCCCCCCCGCCGCCCCCCGACGGATCGCCGCCGATGACGTACACTCCGGTTGGCTCCGGTGGCTCCCACACCCTTAGCTGCACTTCGTCTTTGTTCGTCGTCTGCTCGATCCGTGAGCCAAGGAAGGCATCCTCGAAGTGATACTTGTAGCCCTTGTACGGCGGGCCGACTTCCAAGCTCTCCGCCAGCTCCAGGGTGCGTGCAGCGGGGAAGAAACTCGACCCCGATGCGATAAAACATTCCCTCTCGTTCCACGGGTAATGCCTCAACATGTATTCTTCCGCGCGGAACTCCGCTTCGCGTCGCCACCACGCCACTTGCTCCGGTTTGACGATGATGTTGTAGCGGGCGCGCACGTCACGCGCCCGCTTTAACTCCTCGTCGTCGAGCCGCCCGTCCCAATAGACCTTGTAATCGGGATCGCGCTTGTCAATCGAGTAGGTCGGATTGGCCCAGAAGCCGACGAAGATGAACCGCATGTGACGGTCGGTCTTCGCTTGCTGGCAGTGGTTGTAAAACCAATTGAAGCCGTTTGCGATGCTCTCCCAGATGTAGAGCCGGTGCGGGTTGACGCGCGCCAGCGAGGCTTTCAGGCTTTCGACGCCCGCCAAGCTTTTCCATTGGCCGCACTCGGTGGCGTGCATCATGTTGAGCGCGCGGGACGCGCCAAGGTCGGGGTTCGAGGCCGCCGCCATCAGGTCGATGACGCTGCGATTGGCGAACGCCATGCCGTTGCGATTGTTCTGGGTCAGCCGGTGTTCGGAGCTGCGCCACTCGGGCGGCAGCGTCTCAAGGAGCGCGGCGAAGATGCGCCGCAACCGCTCAAGGTTGTCGGTGCGGTCGGCGATGATGGCGCCCTGGACGCCCGGATTGGCGAGCGCCCAGAACAATTCGATCACGCTGCAAACCGTCGTGATGGCGA